CAATTCACAAGCGAAAGATGCGCCCTTTGTCGTCCAACAAAGTACGGGGCGACTTGTTACATTAGGCGAAGCCGCGTATTCGTACTTTACGCCCAATAGTGCATCACTACAGGGCCGCGCGCAGTTTGAATTAGAGGGCACTTCAGATTATCGTTTTACTGCTGCGCCTATCCCTGTTTATGTCAAGCCCAACAATTATTCACTTGACACAAACTTTGTTGCGTCAATTACAGGTGACGCAACGTATTCGCATCATCAAGTTGAAACCGCAAGTTACAGCCACACTGCTACACTCGAAGCGATACTGGATGGCGCAGCGGATTATGTTATGAATGCTACTGCGCTGAATATTGCACGCTTCAATAGTCAAGGGGGCAGCACTGTTGTTTCAGGCAATGCGCATGTAGCATTCACCCCTTATGTTGAAGATCACTATGAAGAAGTCTTGCTATTAATCGCAGAGTACATGCTAGGAGATGAAAATGCCAGTTAAAGAATGCACACGAAGCGGGCGCCCCGGCTACAAATACGGTGACACAGGACATTGCTACACCTACACGCGCAACAACAAAGCAAGCGAAGCTGAAGCTTTACGCAAAGCGCATGCACAAGAAGCCGCGATCAAACATTCGGGCTATCGTGAATAAAAAATAGTGCCCAACATCTCTGAACAAATCGCTGACGCGTTATTGCGTCACAGTATTAATTTGCAACGCTTAGATGCGGGCATGCGAAGAAAAATTATTGGCATCATTAACGGGCTAGGCCAGCAGTATGTCAGGGATTTGCAACGTTATGATCCAACATCAGTTGAACGTTTCGCATATCGCAATCGCAGAACAGGGCAATATTTGCAAACGTCTGCAGCAACAACGACAAAAGCCTATGAAGAAATGGAACGCGTCTTAAACAAAGATTTAAAAGAGATGGCAAATCTTGAAGCGCAAGTCACTGCTGATATTGTTAATTCATCGCTTAAAGTCGAATTAGTCAACGGCGCATTGAATAGCGATGTGCTGAATTCATTAGTATTGGGCACCCAGTTACTGAACGGTGAACGCTTACATGACTGGATGCTCGCAGAACGCGCTTATACGAATCGTATATTGAAACAAGTTGTGAATGAGGGCGTATTATTGGGATCTTCAGTGCAAGACATGACGCGCAAAATTGTAGGCACACGCGCTGCAGGTTACAAAGACGGCATCATGCGCATCGCGCGCAATCGCGCATCGACAATCGTGCGCACAAGCACAAATGCAATTGCGAATAAAACGCGCGAAACTGTTTTTCAAAATAATACCGATGTCATTAAGGGCCAACAGTGGCTAGCAACGCTCGACACACGCACAAGCGATACTTGTATCGCGCTTGATGGGCAAGCATGGGACATGAATTATGAACCGATTGAAGGATCAACCGCGGTCTGGCGCGGTCCTCCCCCTGCGCATCCGAACTGTCGATCAACATTAGTGCCGATCACAAAATCGTGGAGCGAACTCAATAAAAATCCTGCAATTCAAAAGAAACTTGAAAAAGCAGAAGCGAAAATCAAGCCGTCAACGCGCGCAAATATAGACGGTAAAAAAGTGCCCGCAAACATGACATACGAAAAGTGGCTCAAGCAGCAAAGCAAAGCGAGACAACTCGAAGTGTTAGGCCCAACAAAATACAAGTTGTGGAAAGCCAACCAATTGTCATTGACTGATTTGATTGATCAATCGCATCGTCCTTTGACAGTCGCGCAATTAGTGCAAGACTATGCAATGCCCAAACATAAATTCACATCGGCTGAAGACTGGTACAATACATATGCGCAAAAGAATTTGAAGCCCGATGATATTCTCGAAAAATTCGATCCGTCGGTTTATGATAAAATGGCCGCAATTCAAGAGCGCATTAAAGCAACAACGCCGACATATGATCGTTATTATGATCAAGCAACAAAGACATGGGACCCTCAACGCGTCAAAGAGACACATATTCCGATTATTCGAAAATTCTTGAATGATAAATCGATTAAAGCTGCGACGCCACGCCCCGGCGAGAAACCAAAATACGTGATGTTCGGCGGCCGCGGCGGTTCAGGCAAAGGCTCATTCACACGCGCAAAATCGAAAGGTGGCCTAGATGTTATCGATAAAGACAAGTATATTGTGCTCGATGCAGATGAAATTAAACAATTGTTGCCCGAATATGAAGGATGGAATGCTTTCAGTTTGCATGAAGAATCAAGCTATCTTTTCGATAAAATATCAGACATCGCAAGAGAATGGGATCTCAATATCGTGCATGACATGACATTGAAAACAGGCAAAACGGCGATCAATCGCGCGCTCGAATTCAAAGAAGCGGGCTATTCGATTGATGGTTATTATATGTTTTTACCCCCGCAAGACGCAGCATCGCGCGCAGTCAGTCGCTTTTTAGGTCCGACTCAGCGTTATGTGCCGCCTGAAGTTGTGCTCTCAAATACCGCGAATGAAGCGAATTTCGATGCGCTGATGAAATACTTTGATAAATGGGAATTTTATGACAATCAAGGCGCATTCCCTGTGAAGATTTCGGGTAGTTGACAAATATAAGAAATTATGCTAATCTTAGACTGGATTGTGAAAGGAGAATGTAAATGCCTGATTTTGTTAAGAAAATCAAGGGTAAGGGTGTGCTGCGGGACGGTTCAGGCAACCCAATCCCTTATGATTCTTTTGAAAATGAACCCAGCGCGAAGATGTACGAACAAGTCAAGCGCGAAAGAAAAGACCTCAAAAAATTTCTTGAGGAACACGACCTCAAACGATAAAAAGCAACAAGCGATTTCAATAGCCGACAACTTTTGTCGGCTTTTTTGTGTCTAGGAGAAACGTATGTTAAGCGCCCCCATTAAACTTCCCCCGATTCATGTGCGACATGCAAGCCCGTCATTTCAGGGTAACGGCCAACCTAAAATCAAATTTGTGAATCCGAATTCGGGCAACTTTGATCGCAATATTCGACACGCAGCAACATTGCCCTATAACATGATCGCGCATAATGAACTTGAAGGGCAGAATGTGATCATTTGCGGTTCAGGGCCCACGCTGACAGAACCCGACGTGTTGGATCGTATTCGCGAGTATCAATCACAGGGCTATATTTTGTGTGCGCTGAAAAAAGCAATCAAAGTGATGCACGAAAAAGGCTTCAAAATCGATTACGCTGTGACAATGGATCCGGGTGCGCATATCGCATGCGAAGATCGCATCTATAAAGCTCCCGGCGTGACCCACATTTGCGCGTCGTCTTCAGATCCCGAACTGTTCAAATATCTTGAGGGTGAAAAAATCAAAATCTTTCACAGCGCGTGTGGGCTGCCCAATGAGATCCAACTTTATCACGAACTGTTCAATGACCCGTGGTGCGCGGGGGGAGGCTACAATGTCACAAACCGCGCTGCTGCTGCATTTCTCTACATGGGCGCAAATGAACTTGTCTTTGCAGGCGTCGATGGAGGCTGGCGAGACAACGAAAAATTCTACGCTGACGGCACAAACAATCGCCCGGGCGTTGATATGAAAGACAATGGTATTGTTGACGGCAAGAATTGGAACACGCGCCCTGATATGCTCGCAAGCTCAGTCGCCCTTGCGAAACTTGCACAGCAGATCGGCCCGCGTGCTGTTTTCTTGGGGGATGTCATGCCTGAGAAATTGCGCTATAAGGACGAAGCATTTTTGCAAAAATGTGTTAGTTTTCAAAAATAGTGTACTATAATTCAAACAAATAAACCCGGAGGGTAAATTTATGGCACTTAAAGCAGTCGTCGCGTCGCTCGATGAAGTCAACGAGCAATTCCACAATTTGTACGTACAAGTCGGGGACGAATACGTTTTGGACCTTGACGATGCTGACTACAAATCGAAACTCAGTGAGTTTCGCAACAACAATATCGACCTTCGCAAAAAGGTCGAAGGCGCAACAAAACTCGAAGCTGAATTAAAAGCTGCGCGCGAACAACTTGAAAAATACGCCAGTATTGGCGATCCCGAAGCTGCGGCTGCAGCCCTCGAAAAAGTTCAAAACATCGAAGATCAAAAATTAATTGAAGCAGGCAAATTGGATGAATTACTTGCTCAACGCACTGAACGTATGCGTCAAGATTTAGAAGCACAAACAAATGCAGCACTTGATGCAAAACGTAAAGCTGAAGAACAAGCAAATGTTGCAATGAACCGCTTGTCTGAAGTCGTGATCGACAGTTCGCTACAAAACGCGGTCACAAGTGTCGCAGCAGTACGCAAAGGCGCAATGCGTGATATTCTAAGTCGTGGCAAAGATGTCTGGAAACTCGATGACAAGGGCGTTCCTGTACCTCGTAAGCCCGACGGCACAATCATGTACGGAAAAGATGGCGAACATCCCGTATCAATGGAAGAATGGGCACAAGGACTGCGCAATGAAGCACCCTATCTTTTTGAAGGTCACACCGGAGGCGGCGCTGACGGAAATCTTGAGGGAGGGGACGGGTCTCGCGTCGTCTTAGCGGACGATCAACGCGGGATAAGTGACAACATTGAAAGTATCGCTGCAGGCGAAACTGTTGTTGTCAGAAAATAAAAACAGCCGGCGGCTGTTAAAGTATTGACCGGGGGTCAACATGTTAAACAATCAACGTCTAGGAACTAACAATGGCAAATACTTTAGACAGCATTATGCCGAAAATCCTAGCGCGGGGACTGTTGGCCCTTCGGGAACAATGCGTCATGCCGCGTCTAGTAAACGGCGACTACAGCGCTGAAGCCGCACAGAAAGGACAAACAATCGATGTACCGATTCCTACTGCGCAAGCAGCGACTGATGTAACCCCCAGCAACACTCCGCCTGCTCCGGCAAATAAAACGCCGGGTCTGGTGCAGATTCCGCTGGATCAATGGAAGAAAACCGACTTTCACCTGTCTGATAAAGACTTGGTTGAAATTGACCGCAATCGGCATTTCTTGCCGATGCAGACCTCTGAAGCTGTACGTGCTCTGTCGAATGCCGTGAACGAACATATTCACGCGCAATATACAGGCATTTACGGATTCACCGGTACTGCAGGTACCACTCCGTTCGCATCGACTGTGACTGATGCTACTAATGCGCGCAAAGTGCTGAACCAACAGCGCGCGCCTCGTACTGAACGCCGCGGCGTCCTCGATTATGATGCTGAAGCAAACGCACTGGCTCTGTCGCCGTTTGCTGATGCTGAAAAGACCATGTCTAACACGGTCAAAATCGAAGGCGAAATCGGCCGTAAGTACGGCATCGATTGGGTCGCAGATGATGCGGTTGTCACTCATACTGAAGGCACCGCATGGGGCATCGGCGTGACTGTCAGCGCAATCGCGTCAACAGGCGCTTCTGCTATCAGTCTCGATGTTTCAGCTTCAGGCACTATCTTGATTGGTGATGTGTTCACTATCGCAGGGCATAGTCAGACTTATGTCTCGAAAACCTCTGCGACAGGTACGAGCATCGACATCAATTTCGAACCGGTACTTGAAGCAAATGCAACCGCTGCTGCTGTACTGACAGGCAAAGGCGATCATGTCGTGAACTTGGTCTTCCATCGTGATGCGTTTGCTTTCGCAAATCGTCCGTTGGTTGCCAGCACCACTGATATGCAGTTGGGTTCTCGCATCATGTCAATGACCGATCCACAAACTGGCATCACACTTCGTCTTGAAGTGTCTCGTCAGTACAAGCAAGTGGTCTGGGAATTCGACATTTTGTGGGGTTCAAAACTGGTTCGTCCTGAACTGGCAGCACGTATCGCTGGTTAACCCCGGCAAGGGTAAGAGGGGGCAATTCCGTTTGATGTTGCCCCCTCTTTTTTAACAGGAGACATCATGAGAATTCCAACAATCCGTATTCGAAATAAACGAACTGGCAAAGTTGTTAAAATCAACGAACATGAATGGGCTGGTGATCTAGGACAACGCAAGTGGGCCGGCTGGGAACGTGCAGGAGGTGAACAGCATGGCAATGCAACGCCCGAGCAAGCGCCCGAGCAAGAAAAAGAAATCGCAGATACCCTCATCAAAGAAGAAATCAAAAAAATCGAACGGGAGCGCATGCCTCTCGAAGTAAAAACTGAGGACAAGCCAAAACGGGGTCGTCCGAAAAAAATTGAAAACGAAGAACCTATTTCTCTCGATGAATTTAATGATATGAAGCTTAAGGATAATAATAAAATTCCTGCTTCTGCATTCAGCGAAGAAGGAGAAAGTGAAGCATGATTATCACGTCTTTCAGTCAGAAAGGGTACCACGAGTACGGAAAGACGTTTATAGAATCTTTCTTGCAACATTGGAAAGACGAAGAACTCACTGTTTACTATGAACGCAAGC